ATTTGAAGGCAGTAAATATTTACTAGCTTGGGCTGATGAGATTAATGAGATTAAAACAATATGCTCATGTAGTAAAAAAGCCACAATGAACATCCGTATTGGTGCTGACGGCAAAAGAATTGATGAAGGCGCGCAAGTTCAAATTGGGCGTGAAGAATCTTATATTTCAGTTTGTCGGTCGGATTTTTTCAGGAGTAGTTTGTGATGAATTTAGAAAAACTTGATTATTGGATCGCGTGCCAACTTGATGATATTAACGAAAGACTAAAAGAAGGTGTTGTATCAGACTCTTTTGAATATTTAATTGGCGCAAAACATGCTTACGAGGCTATTAGAAGTCAAATGACTTTAGTTCGATATTTAGAGAAAGAATGATGAATGATTTTACAAAAGACGAGATTGGTGAGTTAAATCAAAAATTAAGTGATTTTATATTAAAAGATTTTGAATCTGCATTTTCTGTTAAAACGCTGAATAAAAACAATTTTGAAGAATTTGCACAAAAACTTAAAGATTTAGGATTAAAAAAATAATGTTTATAGAATTAACCATGGATAATGGCTGTATAGTTTTAAACACTAATCATATTGTAAGTTTTCATGTTGATGAAGAAACATCCCCGTCATTTGCAAAAGAATACACAACAACTATTGTATATATTAAAACAATCGATGGCGTGACTCACACAAATACTTTCTTTCATTTAGAAGAAATAGAAAGTTATGCTGATGCTGATTATTTTTATGATAAATTAAAAAAGATGCTTAATGTTGTTGATGAAATAGATTAATTATTCAAGCTCTTTTAACGCATCTTCATGTTTTACTGTGACTGTCTGCTCAATGGTTTGACGGTCGCCGTAAATCTTAGGTGCTAATTTAGAAGCCAACCATTTAACTGTATCAGCTTGTAAACGTTGTGAGGCTACAAATCCAGGGTCGACTTTTTGATTGCCTTCAGCATCAATATAATAGGCTTTTTCAGCAGCAATTTCTTTAACTTGTTCAGCCATTAATTCAGCTTGAAATCTTTTAGCCTGTGCGTATTTAGCAGAAAAGTTAGGATGTCTGTAACGCCATTTATTAACAGTATCATGGCTTGGCATCCAATCATGTTCAGCACACAACTTAGGCAACCCATCAGTGTTAGTAGCAACTAATTCACAAATTCGATCTGCCAATTCATCTGAATAAATTGTAGGTCTACCCATCGCCATTTCAATTACTCACTACGACGTTTTCTAGATTTCTTCTGAGGCGGCATAGAAACTTCTTCAACATCTCTTTCCTGTTCTTCCATTTCTGTTTGCTCATCATCAATGTCTGCCGAATCTTCAACATAACTTTCATCATGTTCTAGATCTTCAGACATGTCAACATAACCTATGCCATTACATACATAACATTTTTTACGCATACCGCCTAAACCTGTTGCGTATTTTTGGCCTCTACATTGTTGACATCTTTGATGCATGGATTTACCTCAGTTTTCCACAGATTCTGTTGATAAATCTGTTTATAATTGTAAAAAATGCTCTTGCAACCCAGTATTTCTGCGGATGCAAGTTAGATTGATAACTTACCAAACAACCTGTTGCATGTCAAATATAAGCGTATTATAATTATTTAGTAAAATATATGTTGACGTAACCTAAAGCTATGCTATAATGCAATCATTAACAACGAGTAGCGGAGATAAAAATGTTTATAGAAAACGAAGATAGATTACGTGATTACTTTGACAACATTTTACAAAACGGCATGTTCGGCGACGACGGTAGTTTAGTTTGTCCAGACGAACCCAATCCCCCATCAGCCAGTGACGTCAATCTTTATGACCTTATGGGCGATGATTATTACCCTTACCTTAGCAAAGATGTTAATGGTGACTATACTCTTATTGTTGAAGATTTTGACAACAAAGTTATCGCTGAAGACGTACAAATCAATCCTTGTGCTATAGATGGCTTTGCAGAGTTTTGCCGACGCTATTTAGCAAGTTATGACAGACTTAATAAATAATTATCAACGAGTAACGGAGCGCATATGAACAACTGCCACGAATGTCAGTGTAACTGTCCTAATGAAGATTGGCATTATGAATTAATGTATTGGCAAAAAAACCCAGAGCCATACATTTTAAGCGAATATGATTTAAATTTAGAAATTGGATTAAGCGGGCTGAATTAACAGCCCTATCCACAAACCGGCTTTTCCTGGTGCTGACACCTTTATCATGTAATTGGCTATACCAAGGAGCACATGAAAGGCTGCCAGCGTCGGCAGTATAACAAATTTTTTTAAATAACCAAGGAGCAATCATGAAAAAATTAGTACTTTTAACAGTTTTATCCGTTTTATCAAACATTACATTTGCAGAAGTTTGCAGAACTTATTGCACAGACCATGGGCCTGGATTTGGGCAAAGTTGCGAAACTAGATGCACCGATTATTAATACAAGAATATTTTCCTGATTCAATCCAGCACTGAATAACATAAGCTAAATGTTCAGTGCTGTATAAACCATTTTTTATATCTTCTACGTCGCAATCAGCAATCAAATTCTCCCTTACTTCTTTTAATGTAACTTTATTTCTAAAATCTAATTTTTGATTTACTAACTTAATTGCTTTAATTGTTTCCCATTTAGCATCTTTTTGTTTATTAGTGCCGTCTATAATGGATTTTAATTCCATAAGATGTGAATTCATTTTGTTCTTAAAAGAGCGTGCGTTTGTTCACTATAGCTTTTTATTGGCTTGTTGTTTAATTTTAACCAAATATTATAACCATCTTTATATTTTTGTGTTTTTGAAAATAAATAAATTTGATTAAAAATTTCTTGTTGATTCAATTTGGTATTTTTTTGTAGTTCATAAATTAAATAATCATGATAATTTGTTTGATATTTCATAAAAATTTACCCCTTAACTTTTCAAACATTTTTTTAATTTCGTTTTGGCTTTTTTCTGTATGAACTTTGTTTTGAATGTCTCTATAAATTAAAGCGTCTTGTGTGGCTTGTAACTGTTTATTTAACCTGTACCGCTCTTCTTGTTCCACTGTAGCTGGATAATTGCTTGTAGGGGCCTTATTTTGAGTTTTAGAAGTGTTTGCCTGTGATGGTAAAGATGGAATCTTTTCATTATCCCATGGGTGGCTATTTAACCACGTAGAAATATTAGGTATAAAATTATAATCTCTATTTTTAAAATCATTTTTAAAATAAACATTCCATAAATCTTTTAATTCTTCTAATCGTTTATCTAATTTTAAACTTCTCCATGCTTTATATGCATTCCATTTTGAACCTTTTTTATTTGTTGTTTCCCAGAATTCTAAAAACTCAGAACTGTACTCATTATTTTTTTTGTTTTTTAAAACCTTAGATATCTCTTTATCTTTATTTTTATTTATATATCTATTTGGGTGTCCTTCTGGAACACCCCCCCCGTGTCCTTCTGGAACACCCCCCTCACTCTTTTCTGTGGATAAGTCATTAGTTTTTTTATCTAATTTTTGATTACTTACTGGCATGCAAACTGGGTGACCTACATCCCAACACCACACTTCAACTTGTTTACCATCAGGCTGAGTAATAATTTTTTTATCTCGTGATAAATACCCTTTCTCTTTTAACCCTCTCATATATTTTTGCAGCATTTTTGATTCTTCCTTAATACCTAACTGCTCACATAACATTTTGTTTGTGATGTAGACGTTTTGCATTCTAAATTTGAGTCCTACGATAAAAATATAAATTCTTAATTGAGAGGCATTTAACTCTAAGTCTTGTGCAATATAGAAAGGAACTAGGGCGGCATGATTAGGATCGAAATAAAATTGTTTACAGGTGTTGCTATTTTGACCAGTCATTGGTAAAATCCTTATTGTGTTACAGGGAACTCTAAAACCCTATATGTTGTATGATGCAAGCCCGATTGCAGTCGGGAAAGCATGGAAGCTGTATTTTTACAACTACTCTTTTAAAACATCTAATAAATCTATATTAAAACAAATCGATTCTGCATATTTGATTATTAACTCAAAATCATCATTGCTTTTGGTGTCTTTATAACATTCAATCCAATGTTTAAATTCATTTTTGTCACAACGTAATTCTGTTTCGAAATGTTCTATAAAATATTCTTTATCTAATTTTGACATATTGTTATACTCTTAATTGTAGTTATTGTTAGACCTTTATCAAGTCAATTAGTTTTAATTTAAGCCTAAAGCTAATGTAAATTGTTAAACTCCTATCGATTTTTACATCCTATATCCTTGTCGAGCCCCATCTCCCTGGGGCTTTACTTTAGCCGCAATATAGAAATATATCTACTTGTTTTATTGAGGATTTTTTTTAGCAACCCATTCTTGAATATTTTTTTGAGTAAGATTTTGCATCCTAATTTTATAATCAAGATTAATTCTTTGACCTTTTTCAATTTTGTTTTCTTTGTAATTGAATCTTTTTATTTCTTCAAGATGACCAGAGCTAATTAAGTTATTTACTGAATTTGAATATAATTTATCTTTGATGGGTTCAAAACCTTCCCCCATTCTTAATTCATCCAAGCGTTCTTGTACGTCAAAATAGAAGCCAGTACAATACTCATCTTCATCAATTGTATGTAAAGCCATCAACATGCGCACGATTTCTGATTCAAATGTTGTAGAACCAAAATTTAAATTAGATCTAATTTGTTCTAACAATTCCAAAACTTCGTTTTCATTCAATTCTAAATCATGCTTTTCTTTTAAACCACGAATTGTAGCTGCCACTCGTTTGTCCATATCTGCATACATGCCAATTTTCCTTAAATTGCAATTAATCTGTATACGATTGATGTATCAACCGCTTCTGTATTGTTTTCTATCTCTTTAATAAAACCTTTGTCCACTAAATTTTTTAAAATATTGCCTAACTCATGCACGTCTAAACATGCAAATCTAGCAATTTTGTATTTTAAAACATTAACAACCATATCGTCATTGCTCATGTCAGCTAATCCAATTAACACCAATTTTTCTAAACTAGATAATTTATCAGGATGCTGCCTTAACGCAAATGATAAAGCTTTAATCATTTTAACTCCCTTTTTTTTGTTGTATGCCTAATTTAGTTTTATCGCCGTGATGAGTAAATCTATCAAACAAATCATCTATATTTGCTTTTAGCTTACCTTCTGTTAAATTTTCAAGTCGATGTTGTTGAGTATAAGGTATATAACCTTTCTCAATCCATTTAGTAAAATTTTGTCTGCTTATTTCTAACTCTTTACATACTCGATATTGAGTTTTAAAATATTTAAGTACTTCATCTATTGTCATTTTTTATTTCCTATTTCTAAAATATAGGTTAGATAATACATCGTCAAGTCAAGGTTGACAATAG